AGGAAACAAATGCCCGCCGAGGCAACTTTAGAGCAAACCGAGAAACTGGCGTGCACACAGATTCTCGATTATGCAAAAACCTTTTTTCAAGACCCTAAAAACCAACAAGCCTTTCAAATATGGCTCAAATCTAAGGAGGAACGACAAAATGGCAACGATCAAAGTTGAGGTCACGTATGACCCGAAAAAAGAAACTCTGAGTCAGGCGCTCGCCAGTCTTCTGACTGAAAAGCCTGAACACACAGAGACCATCGCGCAGATGTCTCTTTTCGATAACCCCGCCCCCACGGAAACGCCTATCGCCCAGACCTCCCCCGAGGCACCCCAGGAGTCCCCTGCGGAACCCGCAACCGAGGCCCCTGATACTAAGCCTGCTGAGGAGAAGACGATCTCTAAGGCTGACGTAAGAGCCCTCGCGGTCAAGCTCTCTAAGAATGATAAGGCTGCCCTCAAGGCGATCTTCAAGGAGCTTGGCGTCGCAAACCTGTCCGCCGTCAAGGAAGAAGATTATCCCGTCTTCTATGAAAAGTTGGTGGCTGCTAATGGCTAAACATGCTCTCTTATCCGCCAGCGGTGCGCATCGGTGGCTCCTGTGTACGCCGAGCGCCCAGCTCGAGCAGAAGTTCCCTGCGTCGACCAGCGCTTACGCTGAAGAGGGAACGGTCGCGCACGCCCTCGCAGAGCTCACGACGCGCTACTTCCTCGGCGAGCTTGACGAGGTCACCTACGAAAATCAGGTCAAATCCGAGTTCGAACCGAACAGCTACTACAATGCGGAAATGCGTGAGTGCGCGGTCGCCTACGCGAAGTTCGTGACTGGCCGCCTCGCCGAGGCGAAGAAGACTTGTCCCGACGCAATGATTATCCTCGAGACTCGTCTCGACTTCTCGAAGTATGTGCCCGGCGGCTTTGGCACCGGCGACTGCGTGATTATCGCCGAGCCGATTCTCGACGTGATCGACTTTAAGTATGGCAAGGGCCATCGCGTCGAGGCTGAGGACAATCCTCAGATGCAGCTCTACGGCTTGGGCGCGCTCGAGCAGTTCGGCGATCTCTATGAGATCAAGACCGTTCGTATGACGATCTTCCAGCCGCGGCTCTCCGGTATCGAGGATTCTTCCGAGAAGACCGTCAAGGAGCTTACCTCCTGGGGCAAGAGCTATGTCAAGCCGAGAGCAAAGCTCGCGGACAAGGGTGAAGGCGACTTCGCGCCGAGCGAAGAAGCCTGCCGTTTCTGCCGTGCAAAGAATCAGTGCCGCGCCCGTGCCGAAGAGAACCTCAAGCTCTTCGACGAGAGCCCCGACCCGTTGCTCATCTCTCCCGAAGAGGCAGGCATGATTCTTGCCAAGTCCGCGGACATTGAAACCTGGCTCAAGGACCTGCGCGAGCTTGTGTCTGGCGCGCTAACTGCCGGTGAAACGGTAACCGGCTGGAAAATGGTCGAGGGCCGCAGCAACCGCAAGTTCGCGGACGAAGACAAGGTCGTCGCGGCTATGAAGGCCGCCGGCTATGACGAGTCTCTTCTTTACGACCGCAAGCTCATCACGCTTACGCAGATGGAGCGCGACTTCGGCAAGAAGACCCTCGCTGAGATTCTCGGCGATTTGATCGTCAAGCCCCAGGGCGCACCGACGCTTGCGCCTGAATCGGACAAGCGGCCTGCGTATCGCTTTGAAGACCAGGTCCTCAAAGCCTTTGACGAGTAAGAGGAGGAAACGACAATGACGCAATCGAAAAGCCGGCGGCTCCTGTACCAGCAGGCGCGCTTGATTCGTATTCAGTGGGCCATTATTATGGCGCTCGTCTGCACGATCGTTCTTATGGCGATTTTCCTGCCGAAGGCAAAAGCCATTGAAGAGACCGCGGCGCCGGCCTTAGAGCTTGAGCCCACGTCGTATGTGACACCTGAGATCATGCCTGAGCCTGTTATCGAGGCTGAGCCCGAAGAGATCGAACCCGTTCTCGAAGAGCTTGGCGAGTTCCGTCTGACCGCGTATTGCGCTTGCCGCAAGTGCTGCGGGAAAGACCCTGGCGACTTCGGCTATGGCGTTACCGCGTCTGGCGCGGTCGTCGAGGCCGGCCGAACGATTGCAGTCGACTCCTCTGTTATCCCTCTTGGCTCTGAGATCGTGATCGACGGGCATACATACGTTGCCGAAGACACGGGCAGCGCAATCAAGGGGAACCGCATTGACATTTACTTCGATACCCACCAGGAAGCATTAAATTTCGGCGTTCAATATGCCGACGTCTACATTATTAAAAATTAAAAGGAGATTTTTACAATGGCTACTGCTACTCAGATCACTACCGGTCGCGTTCGTTTTTCCTACGTCAACGCCTTTACCCCTCGCGCCGCTCAGGAAGGCGCTCAGCCGAAGTACAGCGTGACCCTGCTGATTCCGAAGACCGACAAGAACACGATCGCGAAGATCAAGGCAGCAATCGAGGCTGCGAAGACCGCCTACCTGCAGAAGCACTCTGGCAAGAAGCTGCCCTCCGCTCTGAAAACCACTTTGCATGACGGCGATGGCGAACGTCCGAACGGCGGCGAGTTCGGCCCCGAGTGCAAGGGCTGCTATGTTATGACCTGCAGCTCTAACAACAAGCCCGTGATCGTCTATGCCGACAAGACCCCGATCACCGAGGCGAGTGAGCTATATTCCGGTTGCTACGGCCGCGCGATCGTCAACTTCTATGTCTACGACACGAACGGCAACAAGGGCGTTTCCGCCGGCCTGAATGGCATTATGAAGCTCAGCGACGGCGAGCCCCTGTCTGGCGGCGTTGTGACTGACTCCGACTGGGACGATGACTTCGAGGACGAAGACGACGATCTCCTGAACTGAGCCTATGAAGATCGTCTGGCACACGATTCCCGACTTTCCTGAGTACGAGATCAATCGCTTAGGAGAGATTCGGCGCAAGAGTACGGGGCGCGTGTTAAAGCCTTTTGACGATCGGCGCGGTTATCTGCGAGTAAGCCTGAACGGCTGCAATGTGAAGGTTCACTTGCTTGTCGCGAGAATGTTTGTGCCGAATCCGCACGGCTATCCCGTTGTGGACCATAAACGTGGCAATAAGCATGATAACCGCGCCAGCCAGCTCGAGTGGTGCACGATCGCGGAAAATACGCGGCGTGCCCACGCCCTCGGGCTTTACCCCCCCCGCAATAGCAAGAAGGGAGCGAGCACATGAAAACTCTCGCAATCGATATTGAAACCTATTCCTCCGTCTCTCTTCAAAAAGCCGGCGTCTATGCCTACGCGGCGAGTCCTGATTTTGAGATTCTGCTCTTTGGCTATGCTTGGGACGACGGTCCCGTTGAGGTTATCGACATGGCGCAAGGCCAGAAGCTACCCCAGGAGCTCCAGGACGCCCTGTATGACCCCGAAATCCTCAAGACAGCATTCAATGCGTCTTTTGAACGGACTTGTCTGAGCGCGTTTATGGGTCGCGTGACTCCTGCAGATCAATGGAGCTGCACCGCGGTCATGGCTCGTGAGCTTGGCTTGCCTGGCAGCCTGGAAGCTGTTGGCGAAGTGATCGGCCTACCTGAGGACAAGCAGAAGTCGAAGACGGGCAAAGCTCTGATTCGATACTTCTCAATTCCTTGCAAAGCCACAAAGGTCAATGGCGAGCGCACACGTAATCTTCCTCACCATGACCCCGAACGGTGGAACCTCTATGTAGAGTATAACCGTCAGGATGTCGTGACGGAGCGCGCGATCAGAAAGCGCCTGCAGAAGTTCCCCGTGATTCCCAGCGAGCATGACCTGTGGATAATCGACCAGCATATCAATGACCGCGGCGTCGGCGTTGATACGGTCCTTGCGGAAAATGCGGTTGCGATCGATCAGATCGTAAAAGCGCGGCTGCTTGACGCCGCAAAAGAGTTGACGGGTCTTGATAATCCAAAGAGCGCTGCGCAGCTCAAGTCCTGGATTGAGGAGGTCTCTGGCTTTGAGGTGGAGAGCCTCAACAAAAAGATGATCGGTGACGTTCGCAGCGGCACCGATAATGAAGAGGTTCACGCAATGCTCGACATTCGTCAGGGCCTTGCAAAGACCTCAACTGAAAAATACAATGCGATGCTCCGCACAGTTTGCCCTGACGGACGTATTCGAGGTCTGACTCAGTTTTGCGGTGCTGCACGCACCGGACGCTGGGCCGGGCGTTTGGTGCAGATGCAAAACCTGCCGCAGAACAAAATGCCCGATAGTGAGCTCGACGCCGCGCGGCGCTTGGTTCGTGAAGGCGATCTTGAGACTCTCGAGATGCTCTTCGATGATACGGCAGGAACGCTGTCTCAGCTCATTCGTACGGCCTTTATCCCTAAGCCTGGCTGCAGGTTCATCGTGGCTGACTTCTCTGCGATTGAGGCGCGCGTGCTTGCTTGGCTCGCAGATGAAGAGTGGCGCATGGACGTCTTTAATACGCACGGCAAAATCTATGAGGCCTCAGCCGAGCAGATGTTTCACTTGCCGAAAGGGTCAGTCAAGAAAGGCGACCCGATGCGTCAGAAGGGTAAAATCGCTGAGCTTGCCTTGGGCTATGGCGGTTCCGTTGGCGCCATGAAGAGCATGGGCGCTTTGGCGATGGGCCTTGAAGAGTCTGAGCTCAAGCCGATCGTCAATAGTTGGCGCGCGGCGAATAAGTCGATCACGAAGTTCTGGTGGGACACGGACGCTGCCGTTCGTCGGTGCATTACGACGCAGGCTCCTGTTGATCTACCGCATGGCATGAGACTTCGCAAGCAAGGACCGCTTATGCGCCTGCGCTTGCCGAATGGCCGAGAGCTCAGCTACGTCAAGCCCCGTGTCGATGGCGACGACAATATCACCTATGAGGGGACAATTCAGTCCTCGGGCGGCTGGGGCCGTATTGAGTCCTATGGGCCGAAGTTCGTGGAGAATATCGTTCAGGCTACCGCCCGCGACTGCCTGGCTGAGGCTATGTTTAGGCTTGAGGCCGCCGGCTTCCCGATCGTCTTCCATGTTCACGACGAAGTGATTTGCGAGGTACCGGTTGGCGTCAGCTCTGCCGAAGAGTTGGGTGCGCTTATGGGACAGCCGATCTCCTGGGCCCCGAATCTACCGCTTCGCGCCGACGCTTATGAGTGCGAGTATTACCGCAAGGACTAATTTGGAGGAAGAACAGTGACTAAGAAAATCTTATTAAAATGGCTCGAAGGGCAAAAGAATAAGGCCCTTAAGCAAGTCGACGCGCAGGAGAACGCCGCGCGAGCTGCGTTACTCGCAGAAAAACTCGAGCGCACGAAGTTCGCCGAGATGGTTGCGTATGTCGAGCCGCGTCTGACCGAAGTTTATGACTATATGATGGACTGGCACAAGAAGAATGAGGAGCTCGCAGGCCCCTTGTCTATGAGTTGGGGTACAATCCTGTACTCAATTTACAACGTACTTCTTGCGCGGGTCCCTATGGCCGAAAAGCTGCAAGAGACAGAGCTGCGCGAGGCGCAGGTCGACAGAGACCTCAAAAAGCGTTTTTCTGATATTCGGCGCGAAGTTGAGAAGACCTACTACAACGTTGCGCTGAACGTCAATGCTCTCGCGAACGCAAAGCTCGGTCTTGAATATCTCTCGGGTCTCGGCTTTGACCTGTCCGGTCTTATTGCCGAGCAGGAGCAGCCTGTTGAGAAAGCGCTCGCAGTTCCCATCAACACCAGTTTTTTGCTGATTATGCCGAAGGAGGTACACAATGAATCTGAAACAGTTTGACAAGATCGTGACTGACCAGCTCTCCCGCAGCGAGCTCGTTCTCATGGGTAAGGGTACCGAATACGCCGAAGAGGCGACCGACGAAACCGAGGTCGACCGCCTGGCGCATTTCAAGAAGGCGGCGGCTTTGCAGGACATGACGACCGCGCAGGCCGCTTTTGGGATGCTGAGCAAGCACCTTGTTTCCGTTGCCGATATGGTCGGCTCTCGTCAGTCCTATCCGCTCACGCAGTGGAATGAGAAGATCACCGACAGTATCAACTATTTGCTGATTCTGCGGGCAATCGTTGAGGAAGGAAGGTCCGCATGAAAAGCATCGAAGTTGCGGTCTTAAATCCCGAAGTTATTCCTTCGGCTGAGAAGATGATGGTTTGCGCTGCGCGTCTTACGCAGCGCGGCCATAAGATCAAAAGCCTGGATGACTTCATGGCACTCTACAACAAGAGCTATACCGAAGACACGGTGACCACAATGACAAAGCTACCGCACCCGACGATTCAAAAGTTCGGCGCAATCAACATTGTCATTGTTGGCGCGAGCCGGCGCTTCCTGGCGCAGATCACGCGCCACCAGAACGAAGTCAAGTTCATGTCTGCCTCGCTGCAGTATAGCGACTACTCGGACGATGCTGCCTTCGCGATTCCCTATGAGGTCATGGCGCGCGGCGAAGAGGAGACTTACTTGACCTCCTGCAAGCTGAATATGGCAAACTATGCCGAGGCTATCAAGCAGGGTCTTGACAATGACGCGGCCGGTTATATGGCTCCGCAGGGTCTTCGCAATGTCCTGATTATCAGTGCGACACCCTACCAGTGGAAGCATATTATCGGCCAGCGTATTTGTCGGCGCAACACGCTCGAGACCCGTTTGGTTTTGCTCAAAGTGTGGGACGAGCTTTATAAGCTGAACCCGCTGCTTTTCTCCCGAGCAACGACCGGCCCCTTCTGCATGAGAGGCGCTTGCAAAGAGGGCAAAATGGGCTGCCAGAATCCCATGCCGTACTTAACTCCTGGCGAGCTGCTGCGGCTTGAGTTCCCGCTTCTTTACGAGGAAGGAGGCGCGGTCAATGCAGGTTAAGCTCCTCGACTACGGCGTTCCTTCGGAGATGCAGCCTAAGCGTGCACACGCGAACGACGTCGGCGCGGACGTGTACGCGCTTAAAGACCGTATCATTGAGGTCGGTTGCTCTGCGGTGATCGGGCTTGGCTTTGGTCTTGATCTTCCTGCCGGCTTTGGCGCGTTTATCTTCCCGAGATCGAGCCAGACCGCAAAGGGCGTTGACTGCAAGCTCCCCCCGCTCGACCCTGGCTATACCGGGGAAATGCACGCGGTCATTCACAACGGCGGTCACGAGGCTTATCACATTTACCGCGGCGACCGTATCGGCCAGTTGGTCGTGCTGCCAGTCGTGACTCCTGACTTTGTGCTTGATCTCGGCGAGGCTCGCGGTAACGGCGCGTTCGGCTCCACCGGCAAATAAAATCTTGCCCTTCCTCCTGGGGCTTCGGCCCTGGGAGGAGGAGCTGAAACGGAGGTGACTCATTTGGAACGAGTCAGCAAAGACGACTACTATTTGAACATTGCCGCGGCCGTTGCCGCGCGATCGACCTGCTTGCGAAAACACTACGGCGCGGTGATCGTGAAAAATGATGAAGTCATCGCGACCGGCTATAACGGTTCTCCGCGCGGCGAGGCGAATTGCTGTGATACCGGCGTTTGCTATTGCCGATCACATGAGCTGCCGCTTGATGAAACCGCTGCCGCGCACGGTTCGCAATACGGCTCATGCGTGGCAGTTCACGCGGAACAAAATGCGATCATCAGCGCGTCGAGGCAGGAGCTCCAGGGCTCCACGCTGTACCTGGTCGGCTATGACCCCAGGACAAAGAAATGGATTGAGGCAAAGCCTTGCAACATGTGCGACAGAATGATTCGCAACGCAGGCATTATGAGAGTTGTGCGAAGGGAGATTGACGAATGACAGCAGTTCAGTATGACGGTCCCATTACGATTGCGGTCGGACAATCTCGGCGCTCTACTCAGTGGCAAAACCGCGATCTCATGTGGTCGCAGCTTGTCAACCGTCTCGAAATCCCTGAACGGACACAGGAGTCTGCGAAAGAATATAAGGCCTTGCCGAAGGCTCAGCGCGACGAGATCAAAGACGTTGGCGGCTTTGTCGGCGGCGTGCTCAAAGGCGGTCGTCGTAAAGCTGACGCGATCACTCAGCGCCGGCTCCTGACCTTAGACCTTGATGAAGTACCGGCCGACGCTGACCCCTGGGACACGGTTATCCTGGTTCTTGGCTGCGCCGCTGTCCTTTATAGTACGCACAGTCACCGCCCAGACGCCCCACGTCTTCGACTGGTTATGCCGCTCTCGCGTGCAGTCTCGCCCGAAGAGTATGCTGCAGTTGCGAGAAAGATCGCGCAAGACATCGGTATCGACATGTGCGACGATACCACCTATGAGCCGCATCGGCTTATGTACTGGCCTTCGCTCTCCTATGATGCTGAGTATCGGTATGAGTTTTCCGATGGCCCTTGGCTTGACGTAGACGAGCAGCTCAAGCGCTATGTCGACTGGCATGACCCCGCAGAGTGGCCTGTTTCCTCACGACGGGCCGAGGCTCTTCACCGACTTGCTAAAAAGCAAGGAGACCCTACCGCAAAGGACGGCGTCGTCGGCGCGTTCTGCAGTACATACTCTGTCGAGGACGCGATCGAAGAGTTCTTGCCTGACGTCTATGAGAAATGCGATGACGGTCGCTATACCTTCAAGGGCGGCTCTACGACCGGCGGCTTGGTCCTTTACGATAACGGTCTCTTCGCGTACTCACATCATGGCACGGACCCCGCAAGCGGAAAACTCTGTAATGCTTTTGACCTTGTCCGTATTCACTTATTCGGCAATCAGGATGACACGGCCGCGCCTGGAACACCAAGCAGCCGTCTCCCGTCTTTCGTTGCAATGGCTGACGAGGCATTGCAGATTCCCGAGGTTCGCGAGGAGCTTGCAAGAAAGCGTTTGCAGAAGATCAGCGCGCAGTTTGACGAGGACGACGCCTCTTCCGATGAAGGCGAAGAGGACATGAGCTGGACTCGTAACCTGACTCTCACTAAAACAGGAAAATGCGAAGCCACGATTGAGAACGTCAGAATCATCATGGAAAACGACCGCCGCTTAAAGGGCCGTTACTTCTACGACACCTTTAAGGAGCGCATGACCGTCTGCGGTGATTTGCCATGGATTAAGCTCAGCGCTCGAATCTCCAACGCTTGGAACGACGTCGACGACGCCGGTCTTCGCAATTACATTGAAAAGCGTTACACGATCGCAAATGTCTCGAAGATCGTTGACGCAGTTGCGCTTGCCATGCTCAAGTGCTCGCGGCATCCTGTCCGCGAATATTTGGAGGGGCTCACTTGGGACGGAACGCCCCGTGCAGACGCGATCTTCATTGACTACCTTGGCGCCGAAGATACTGAGTACACGCGAACGGTCACCCGCAAGGCTTTGATCGGCGCGGTTGCTCGCGTGATGCAGCCTGGGTGCAAGCACGATCACATTCTTGTCTTAGTTGGTCCTCAGGGCTGCCGCAAGTCTACGACCCTTGCCAAGCTCGGTAAGTCCTGGTTTTCTGATTCCTTCTATACTGTTCAAGGTAAAGAGGCGTACGAACAGCTTCAAGGTTTTTGGCTTATTGAGATGGGAGAAATGGCTGCGACCCGAAAGGCCGAGCTCGAACAGATCAAGCAGTTTGTCTCTAAGCAGTCGGACAGCTACCGTGCGGCGTACGCTCGTCGAACGCAAGAGCGCCCGCGGCAATGCGCCTTCTTTGGTACGACCAATGATGATGAATTCCTGCGAGACGCAACAGGCGGCCGCCGTTTTTGGCCTGTTACTGTCACGGACAAGGGGCGAGAGACAGGCGACTATTTTACGCCTGAGATCGTCGATCAGGTATGGGCTGAGATCATGGTTCGGTATAATGCCGGTGAAGTCTGGTACTTGAATGACGCGAAGATCGAGGCTGAGGCTCGTGCAATTCAGGACGAGCATACTGAGATGAACGGCAAGCAGAGCCTTATTGAGAAATTCGTCAACACGCTCTTACCGGAAGACTGGGCCTCGAGAGACCTCGAGCAGCGGCTCGCTTTTTGGGCGGACGGCTTTTCCGATGAACAGGCGCAAGGGACAGTACCTCGCAGGTATGTATGCGCTATGGAGATTTGGCGAGAGCTTTTTGGCGGCTCGGTTCGTGACTATACACCGGCGCAGGCCCGCGAGATCAATTCTATGCTTAAGCGACTGCCTGGCTGGCGCTCCTGGTCGAGCATTGATTGCGGCCCGATCTATGGAAAACAAAGGGGCTTTGCCAAAATCCTTTAACAGCAGAACCCCAGGATTTTACAGCAGAACGCCCCGATTTTTACAGCGGAGTCACAGCAGTTTGGTGGCCTTAGCTTACAGCAGTTACAGCAGTTGCCAAAAATTACTGCTGTTCAAAAAAAGTTAGTGATTGCAAGCAAAACAGCAGTTACAGCAAAATAAACAATTTTCTATATAAGGGTAAAAAATTAAGAAAATTAAGAGGAAAATATATCCATATATACCTATAAATCCTTAATTACAATGCCCTATATAGAAAATGCGCTGTTTTCGCTGTAACTGCTGTAGGAGGTAGCTTTGAAAGAATCAACAGTAGAAAGGAATATCCGCCGACAAGTCGAGGGCCTCGGGGGCGTGGCTTGGAAGTGGGTAAGCCCTGGACGTCGGGGCGTGCCTGACCGAATCTGTATTTTACCTGGGCCCCATATCATCTTTGTCGAGCTCAAGCGTCCAGGCTTGAACGACGGACGGAGCGAGCAGCAAAAGAAGGTCTTTCGCATTTTGGAGGGCTTGGGCTGTCATGTCTGGCTGATCGACGACGCAAACGTCTTTCGTCAGCGGCTTATTGAGATCGGGGTGCAGGCATGAAATACACGCCCTACCACTATCAGGCTTTTGCTGAGAAGTTTGTCCTTGAGCATAAGGCTGCGGGTTTGTTCCTCGATATGGGCCTCGGCAAGACGGCGATCACGCTCTCGGCATGTGAGAAACTGCTGCGGGACTATTTTGAGACAAGCAAGGTTCTTGTGATTGCGCCGCTCCTTCCCGCGAGAGAGACATGGCCCGACGAACTGGCGAAGTGGGACCAGCTTGAGGGTCTGACTTATTCTCTGATTATCGGCACAGCGCAGGAGCGAATTGACGCGCTGCATACTGACGCCGATTTTTATATCGTCAATCGTGAAAATGTTGTTTGGCTCGTCGACTACTACAAGAAGAAGTGGCCTTTTGATATGGTCGTGATCGACGAGCTATCGAGCTTTAAGTCCAGTAAGGCGCAGCGCTTTAGGGCTCTTCGGAAAGTCCGAAAATATATCGATCGAATTGTCGGCCTTACAGGTACGCCGGCCCCGAACGGCCTACTCGATCTCTGGTCTCAGGTCTATCTCCTGGACGAAGGCGCGCGGCTCGGTCGAACGTTGTCGGCCTATCGCGACACTTACTTCATGCCTGGCAGACGTGGGCCGAATGGAATCGTCTATGACTGGAATCTAAAAGATGGGGCCCGTGAAGCGATCTTTGCGAAATTGAGCGATCTCTGTATCAGCATGGAAACGACGGGCCTTCCTGAACGGCTCACGATTCCCCATGAGGTCAAGCTCTCAGAAAAAGCGGCGGCTATGTACCAACAACTTGAAAGGACTATGCTGCTGCCCTTTGCAGATGGAGACGTTGACGCGGCAACGGCCGCGATCTTGACGAATAAGCTCTTGCAGTTGGCTGGCGGCGCGGTCTACGACGAGAACGGCAAAGCGCAGATTGTCCACGATCAAAAACTCGAGGTCTTAGACCAGCTTATCGAAGAGGCGAACGGTCAACCGGTTTTGGTGTTTTACAACTACAAGCATGAGCTTGACCGGCTGCAAGCGCGGTACCCTCAGGCCGTTCATGTGAAAGAGGAGAATGTCGTCAAGCGGTGGAATGCAAAAGAGATTCCGATTCTTCTCGCGAACCCTGCAAGTGCCGGTCACGGCCTTAATTTACAATTCGGCGGTCATATCGCAATTTGGTATAGCCCGACTTGGAACCTCGAGTTTTTCCAGCAGGCGAATAAGCGCCTTCATCGGCGCGGACAGGCTGAGACTGTTCTCATTCACACGCTCTCGGCAAAAGGTACGATCGACGAGCGTATTTACGATATTGTCTTACGAAACAAAGAGGCAGGTCAGAACGCCTTGCTTGAGGCGGTCAAGGCCAGAATCAAGGAGGTAACATGACAGAAGAAGTCTTACAGTCGTTATCTGACGACCCGATGGCCGTACTCAACCGTGGCTATCGCGCAAAGGAGCGTATTGCCGCAAGGCAAGAACGCATTGAAGAGTGGCGGCAGATTGCCGAGTCTATTACCGCAAATCCCGAGAACGCTTCGAGCGGTGGCGGTTATCCCACGAGCAAGACCGAGAATTGCGTTGTTGCGATCGTGACGCTGCAGGAGGAAATCAAGAGCGAGATCATGGAGATCGCTGACTTTGAGCGGCAGACCTCTCAGATCATCAAGGAGCTTGTTGAGGACCTGAACTTCAAGACCGTTCTCGAGCTTCGGTATCTCAGCTACCTGCGGTGGGAGGAGATTGCTGTCAGAATGAACTACACGTTCAGGTGGACCCAGGAGCTTCACCGCAGAGCTTTACTCGCATTGAAGGAGGCGGCAAGCGCGCTAATTCCGGCGTAAATGCGGTATTATGATTATTTTAGGCTAAAGCGCATCAATTCCTAATACCATCGCGCTATTGTATATAGGAAGGTTTTGGCGAGCACGGCCATTGTCCTTCCTCCTGAAGAAGAGCGGCTGGAAACAGTCGCTCTTTTCATTTTGCTGCGTTTGGAGGTGGTGAGCGTGGCAGGCAAAATGACTCCGAAGATGCAAAAGTTTGTCGATGAATACCTTGTTGACCTGAATGCGACGCAAGCCGCAATCCGTGCAGGATATAGCAAAAAGACGGCTTACTCGATCGGCGTTTCAAATTTGAAGAAACCCGAAATTCAAGCCGCAATCCAAAAAAGACAAAAATCGGCGGCTGAAAAGCTCGAGATCACGCGAGAGCGTGTCCTGAAAGAACTCGCTTCGATCGGCTTCGCGAAGGCTACCGACTTTTTGACGATTCAAGGCGGCCGCGTTCTCATTAAAGATTCTGACGACGTGGCCGCTGATAAGCTGGCAGCTCTCGCCTCTGTCAAGGAGGGTATGTATGGCGTAGAGGTCAAACTCGCTGATAAGGCTCGCGCTCTCGAGATGCTTGGTAAATATCTCGGTCTCTTTGATGGGACGAATCCAGAGGGCGATACGCAGAAGAATAACCTCTTTGAGGCGATCGCCGGCGCTGCAGAGGGGGGAATCGATCTAAATGAAATACCAGAGATTCAGTCCTCGGCAGACGTTGACGCTGACGTGGTGGAAGAGACCTGAGTTTGCAGACTACGACGGCATTCTCTGCGACGGCTCCATTCGATCGGGCAAGACGGTCTCAATGGCGGTCGGCTTTATCCTTTGGAGTATGTACTCTTTCAACAATGAGAGCTTCGCCATTTGCGGCCGCACGATCGAGTCTCTGCGCCGTAATGTGATCGTGCATTTGCCCTCCTGGCTTGAGGGCCTTTTCAAGGTAACAGAGCGGCGCGCCGAGAATAAGTTGATTATTTCAGTCGGCGGCCACAGCAATACCTATTATCTCTTCGGAGGTCGTGACGAATCCAGTTATACGCTTGTTCAGGGCATGACCCTGGCCGGTGTTCTTTTTGACGAGGTCGCGCTTATGCCGCGGTCCTTCGTCGAGCAGGCTCTCGCCCGATGCTCGGTCGCGGGGAGCAAGTTCTGGTTCAACTGCAACCCCGAAGGTCCCATGCACTGGTTCTATAAAGAATGGGTGCTTGAGTGCAAGCGCAGGAATGTCCTTCACCTACATTTCACGATGGCTGACAACCTCAGCCTTTCCGAGAAGATCAAGCAGCGCTATGAGGGCATGTACACGGGCGTTTTCTATGCTCGGTATATCCTCGGAAAGTGGACAAAGGCCGAGGGCCTTGTCTATCCCTTCTTTAACGCCGAAAAGCACATGATCGATGACGACGGTGCGCGCGGTCGTTATTACATTAGCTGCGACTATGGCACACTCAACCCGTGCGTCTTCGGTCTCTGGCGCGTAAATGGCAATTCGGCCATCATGGTGAAAGAGTATTACTATGACGGCCGCAAGAAGGGCAAGCAGAAGACCGATGAAGAGTATTATGCCGATCTTGAGGCCTTTGCAGATGGCTACCTGATTGAGCAAGTCGTCATTGACCCTTCGGCCGCCTCCTTCAAGGAAACAATCAGGCGGCACGGCAAATTCAGCGTCAAGAACGCGAAGAACGACGTGCTTGACGGTATTCGCGATACTGGAACAATGCTGCAAGCTGGCTTGCTCCATTTCAATAAGACCTGCGTCAATACGAAAGCTGAGTTCGGCGCGTATGCGTGGGACGAGAAATCTTCGAGCGACGCCGTGATTAAAGAGAACGACCACAGCATGGACCAAATGCGGTATTTTGTCCGCACGATTATGAAACGCGAGGTGAGGGCGTATGGCATTAAATAACCTTTGGGGAAAGCTCGGTGCATTTTCGAGAAATGTGCTTGTGCCTTCCAACGTGATTTATAAGAGCTTCGACGCGGACCCGCTCGTCAGTGATAAAATGTCCCGCGCCATTAGTCGTTGGTATGGCCTGTATGTCGATAAGCCCGAATGGGCCGATGATGAAGTCAAGCCCCTCGGTCTTCCGCGAGCGATCGCAAAGGAGTTCGCGCAGGTCGTCTCTTCGGAGATGACGATCACGGCTGACGGTGGTCCTCGCGCCGACTTTATCAACGAGCAGTTGACGCGCTTCCAGTCGAACGTGCAAAACAGCATCGAGCTTTGCATGGCCCTCGGTGGCATGGCCTTTAAGCCGTATGTCTCGGGTGGAAACGTCTTCATCGATAGCACGAGCGCCGCGTCCTTTATCCCTCTTCGCTTTGACGATGGGGATAACTGCGTCTCTGGCGTGTTCAAGAGTCAGCCGGTCAAAGTTGATAAGAGTTATTTTGTCAAGCTCGAATATCACGACTTCGCCAACGGCGTCTATACGATTCGCAACAAGGCTTTTACCTCTGATGAGAACGGTATTACCGGCAGCGAGGTCGAGCTCGGTCGCGTTCCCGAGTGGGCCGCCATTCCCGAAGAGGTTCAGATCAAAAATGTAGAAAAGCCGCTCTTCGGCTACTTTACGCCGCCTGTCAGCAATAACATCGATACCGCGTCCAGCTTGGGTGTCTCCATTTATGGCGGCGCGACTGAGGACCTGATTCGCGACGCCGATGAACAGTGGGCGCGTTTCCTCTATGAATTTGAGAGCGCCGAGCGTAAGATCATCGGCACTCCCGAGGCGATCTCTGGCTCGCTGCCTGGCAGTAAGGCAAATCCCCTGCTCGGCGATCGGCTCTTCATTCAAATGCCGTATGACTCGGACGACTTCTTCAAGGAGTTCTCCCCAGCGCTTCGGCACGCAGGTTACTACGAGGGCTTGCAGGCGATCTTGCGTCGCATTGAGTTCAATACCGGCCTTGCTTACGGCGATCTCTCCGACCCTGCGACTGTGGAAAAGACCGCGACCGAGGTCATGTCCGCGAAGATTCGCAAGTTCAACACAGTCAAAGCTCTTGAAGATCGCTTCAAGGCTGCGCTCGAAAACGCGGTCTATGGCGTTGACGTGTACGCCACTCTCTACGGCCTTGCGCCCCGTGGAGAGTATGCGCTCTATATCGACTTTGACGATAGTATTCTCACCGATAAGGACGCCTTGCGCGAGCGCGACCGCCAGGACGTTCGTGACGGCCTTATGCAGAAGTGGGAGTACCGCGTCAAATGGTACAACGAGACCGAAGAAGTCGCAAAGAGCATGTGCCCCGTAGAGTCTACGGCGGACCCCTTTAATCTCGGCTGATGCTGACGCCTGAATACCTGGCGGCTACTCCGGACGCTCTTGTTGAGCTTTATGGAAAGATCGAGCAAGACATTCTCGCGAATATGGCCGAACGCATCGCGAAGTATGACTACTACATTCCCGCGGTCCAGCATCAGCACCAGCGTCTTCGGGCGATGGGTATGCTTGAGACCGAGATCGAGCAGCAACTCGCCGCTCTTACGGGGAAGACTCAAGCCGAGCTCAAAAAGCTCATGGCGCAGGCGGTTGACGAGGCGCTTACCTCTGACGCGAAAATCTACGCGGCCGCAGGCATGGGCGACGTTGACCCTCTTGCGGTCGCCGGCGTTCGCGAGGCGCTGCAAAGCGGTCTTCGGCAGACAAGCGGAATCTTCCGCAACTTGACTCGCACGACCGCGAACACGGCTGCAAAGCAATTTGAAGACGCTCTTGATCGGGCCTGGCTGCAGGTCACGTCAGGGGCGTTTGACTATAATACCGCGATCAGAAATGTGGTTAAGGACCTCGCACGGACCGGCGTCCAGTCAATCACTTATCCTTCAAGCCATGTGGACACGATCGAAACGGCTGTTCGCCGTGCGGTCGTCACCGGCGTCAACCAGACCGCCGCAAAGTCGCAGCTCGCGCTCATGGACGGGCTCGACATTGATCTTGTGGAAGTAACCGCTCACGCCGGCGCTCGCCCGAGTCATCAAGAGTGGCAGGGACAAATCTACTGCCGCAAGGGCTCTCACCCGAAGTACAAAAACTTCGAGGAGGCTACGGGGTACGGCACCGGCGACGGCCTTTGCGGTTGGAACTGCAATCACAGCTTTTTCCCATACGTCGAGGGCGCGCCTCGGACCTACTCGAAAGCCCAGCTTAAGGACTACTCCGCAAAGAATATTACCTACAACGGCCAGCAGTTGACCGAGTACGAGGCTTTGCAGCAGCAACGTTATATCGAGCGAGGTATTCGCCGATGGAAACGCGAAGAGGTCGCTATGAAGGCTGCAGGCCAGTCTACCGACGAGGCTCGCGCTAAAGTCCGCGCCTGGCAGGCTCGACAGCGCGATTTTATCAAGCAGACCGGTCTCAAGCGAGACTCCTCTCGTGAGCAGATCGGATAAAACTCTCATAAACAAGCCCCAGGTGACCCGTATCGAGTTTTCTGCCTGGGGCCCTGGTGTTTATACTCCTAATATTTGGAAGTCATACGGACGATCGTGGAGCTCCGTATGACTTCCTTTTATATGCGAGCCGTGGTTATGCAGGTTCGACTCCTGCAGCTCGCGCAATATCGGCTACCCGTCAGCCTATGAGGACGGGGCGGCAGGTCACGGCAACGACCTAAAAAGCCTAACCGCAAAGAAAGGAAACAGTATGAAAAAGGACGAACTCACCGCTCTGGGCCTGACAGACGAGCAGGCCGACAAAGTGCTTGCTATCAATGGTCGCGACATTGAAAAGCACAAGAAGGCAGCCGAAGACGCGAAAGCCGAGACGGCCACCCTGCAGCAGCAGCTCTCCGACCGTGACAAGGACCTCGAGACCCTGAAAGCCGGCGCGGAAGATGCTGAGAAGGTCAAGCAACAGCTTACCGACCTGCAGACGAAGTACAACGACGAGACCGCCAAGTATCAAAAGCAGATCGCCGACCGCGATTATGCCGACGCCCTCGAGACCGCCTTCAATGACGGCAAGATCGAGTTTACCTCTAAGGGCGCAAAGGCCGCAGCTTGCGCTGACTTCATGGCTACTCGCTGCGAGCTGAAAGACGGCAAGCTCGTCGGCTTTGATGATCGTATTAAGGCCATGCGCGAGAAAGACCCCGATTCCTTCCGCGCTGAAAAGCCCGACCCCAGCTTCGCAAACCCGACCGGAAACGGTGGTCCTGCAACCCTGAGCAGAGCCGCGCAGGCCGCGAGAGCAGCCGCCGCGAAGTTCGGACCTGTTTCTACCCCCGCAGAGAACACTAACACTAAATAAGGAGGATTCCATTCATGTCTATTCTGAAAACTGAGATCGGCACCGCGATTCCTAATTTCCTGGATAGCGAAGTCGGTCTCGTCACCAAGACCGCGCAGATTCCTCAGAGCATGGGCCAGACTGACGGCGACCGCAAGACCGTGTTTGCCGGTACCGTGTTCCCCGCGAACACGAGCGCCGCGACCGGCATTGTGTTCCAGGACGTCGATGTTACTGACGGCGACGCGATCGGCTCCGTCATGGTCGCGGGCCGCGTGATCAGCGACCGCGTGAACGCAGCAAGCGCCGCGCAGACCGCGCTCAAGAACATCGTCTTCGTCGGCGCGAATGCGACTGTCCGCGGCTATTCCGTCACCTACGAGAAGGACGGCGGCGCGGGTGACGTTCCCGTCGATGCGACCATGTACGCTGACGGCGAGATCGTCCAGCTCTCCAAGAGCTATCCGCTGACGAAGAGCTCCAAGTCTCAGATCGGCTGGGCCCTGAGCTCTGGCGGCAATGCCGTTGACACGGTTACGATCGCGGGCGCGGACGTCAAGGTCTACCCCGTCTTCGAGGCCTAATCTAAGTAAGGAGGATATAACACATGCCCGATATTCTGAGAATGCTGTCCCAGGCTGAACAGCTTGACTTCAGCCAGAACTTCCTGATTCCTCGTCCGAACTACATCGGCGACACGATCTTCCCTGATCGTAAGACCCAGAACTTCAAGGCTGAGTACCTGCGTCTTGCGGCCGGTTCTCAGCTTCCCACTATGGCCCTGGTTCACGGTCTCGACACTGAGGCGCACATCGGTTCTCGCCCCGCGCTGGAGCGCGTGACGGTTGAAAAGCTCTTCATCAAGGAGAAGATCAACCAGACTGAGTCCCTGCGTCAGGTGCTCGAAAACGGCGCGTTCAATGACAGCGCTCTGATCGACTTCGTTTATGACGACTGGGGCCGTCTGGCCGAAGGCGTTCGCTGCCGTACCGAGGTCGCCAAGATGGAAGTCTTGTCCACCGGCAAGATGACCATCAAGGAGAACGGCCTGAACTTCTCTGTTGACTTCGGTGTGCCGAATGGTAACACGGGCTTCGACATTGACGTTTCCACGCCTGACAAGAACGTCCTCGCGCAGATCGAAGAGATCGTCGAGACCGCTCGCGACAAGGGCTTCACCATCTCTGGTATGGTTCTGTCCGGTTCCGTACTCTCTAAGATGCTGACCAACGAGGGGATCTCCAAGGCCATCTACGGCGGCGCCGGTGCTGGCGCTATGGTCTCTCGTACTCAGCTCGTCGGCCTGTTCAACGAGCTCTTCGGTATTACCGAGATTCGTACGAATGACCTGCGCTATAATGTCGAGGGCAAAGACGGCAAGCTGACGACCCAGCGCTTCTGGGGCAAGAGCAAGGTCTCTTTCCTGGCTTCCTACAACGGCCTGCAGAACTTCGGCGTTGGCCTGTGGGGCGTGACTCCCGAAGAGGAGCAGCTCGGTCCCTGGACCGCGAAGAGTGCCGAGCAGTTTGTCACTCTGACCCAGTGGACCGAACCCGACCCCACGGCTGTCTGGTCTAAGGCGTCTGGCCTGTTCGTGCCCGTTCTGCCGAATCCCGCAGGCCTGTTCATCGCCACTGCCAAGCTGCAGTAAGGAAGGCGGTGCGGTAAGTGGTCGTTGTCAGCTACGAGTGGTATAAGACCACTTACGGCGGCGAGCTGGACGAAGATACCTTCAACCGGCTCGCGTCTCAGGCGTTCCTCTTTGCGGACGCCATGACTGAGTATAGGCTCAGCGCTTGCTGGGCCCGTCTGGCGGAGTCCGTACGCGCAGCGGTTATGTCGGCCGTTTGCGCGTACGCCGACCAGGCAAATATCGAGGAGTCCGGCGGTCCTGTTTCGTCTGAGACGAATGACGGCATCTCGCGAACCTATGTGACGGGCAGCGCTTCGAGTGCAGGCGCGTCGAAGAACGCAGGAACGGCGCAGGGCCGATTGAGCAATGCAATTCGGCTCTACCTCGCTCCTACGGGTCTCCTGTTCCGCGGGAGGGGCCGCCGATGAAAGACTTCCTCGCCTGCACTGAGCTCGTGACGCTCGTTCACCACGTCAAGACCGCCGATTCTGACTTGTATGTTTGCTACCCCATTCAGGGTGTCAGTTGGTATGCGAAGACAGAAACGGCGGTCACGGCTGACGGCGCGAAAGCGGTTAACGTTTATAAGGTCCGAATCCCGGAGGCTGTTCTTCCGTCTTGCTTGCCTGAAAAACTTGACTACCTGGTCAAGGGGGAAATTTCAGGGGTACTCAAGCCGGCAGACCTCAAAGGCTCGACTTATTTCCAGATCACCGCGGTCGCCGACAACCGGCGCGGGACTCTTCCGCATGTGGCGGTGAGCGGCGTATGAGTTTCGGAATCAAGCTCAAAAGCGTCAACATCACGCCGAGTAAGATTCTTGCCAAGCACGGTCTCGGCAGTGATAACAAGGCGCGAAAATATCTCGCGACTTCGGTCGCGAAATACTGCGACCCGTACGTTCCTATGAGCGCGGGCGCAGGAGCGCATTTGAAGAATCAAAAGCAGATCGCCCCTGACGGCAGCAAAGTCACCTATCCAGGGCCGTACGCCCATTATGTTTATGTCGGCCTCGCTATGGTAGGTCGAGCGCCAAAGAGCTATTCAGGCCGAGCACTCAACTACCACGGCGCGCCGATGCGAGGTAAAGAATGGGATAAGCGTATGCTTGCAGACCGTGGGGGCGATCTCAAGAGAGACTTCGCCGCTTATGTAGGAGGTAGAGCAAAATGACGATCATTGATGGCGTTCGCGCTTGGCTAAAAACCTACGAGGGACTGGCTGACGGCCGGCTCAGCGTTGATTTTTTGCCGGAGGCTGCGAAGAGCTATTCGGTCGATACCGTGCCGACAACGGAGATCGTCAAGCGCTATCTTGACGGCAGCTCTATTCGGCAGTTCCTCTTTTGCGTATCAAGCCGAGAGTTTTACAGCGATAATATCGCGCAGAACGTAGATAACCAGGCCTTCTATGAGGGCCTCGCCGCTTGGCTTGAGCGCAAGAGCAAGCTCCGGCAATTCCCTAATATTGGCACGGGCCGAACGGCCCGGTCAATCGAGATCAGCTCCACCGCGTATCCGTTCGTCGTCGACGAGCACGGCACGGCGCGGTATCAGCTTCAACTCAAACTAACTTATTTCCAGAAAGGAGATCGCACCGTATGAAACTTTCCGAGCTGATGGCGGCCCATACGCCGAGCCCGACTTTTGAGGGCTTCGTCACCAACGACGATTTTGTCCTCGCGATCGATTGCTCCGCGGACGGTTCCGCTACGGTTAAGGACTACGCCGTCGCGCAGCTTGGCGTGACTGGCCTTGACGCCAACCTCAACCCGATCACGCAGGACAAGACCTATATCCGCGCCGGCCAGTCCACCATGAAGACCGGCAACCAGAGAGCCTTTAAGGTCTCCGGCGATCGCTATATCGGCGATGACTTCCAGGACTTTGCCCTCTCCCATGCTGTCATGTATGGCACTGGCTCCGCTGTCATTCGCAAGTACGTCTACTTCTGCTTGCTGAACGGCAAGGGCGAGACCGGCGAGGCTTCTATCATCGTCAACTCTGATGGCAGCGGCTCCGCAGGTGAGAGCGCCAGCATCGACATTGACGTCAAGAAGGCCAACGCCGCGCCGAGCGAGTACACCTACTCCGCGACGTAATTTAAGAAGGAGGATTTGACAAATGGCAATGTTTCAGTTTTCCGCTCGCCAGGTCGAGCTCAACTTCTGCGATCAGATCAAGTGTACTGTACCTCTGACCGACGAGGTTCAGAAGAAGGTGCAGGACGCCGCGAAGGAGCTGCTTCGCGTGTCTCAGGCCGCGAAGGACTCCGACAATAAGGAGCATACGCTCGACGACCTTTGCGATTCTGTGATGGACGCGATCGACGAGATTCTCGGCGAGGGCATGTCCGACCAGATTCTCGGCATGAAGGAAGGCTATACCTTCTGGGACGCCTGCGACGTGTTCAAGTATATCACCGATGAGATCAACACCGCAATGCGCGGCGTGGCTGCGTCCTACGCGTCCAAGCCCCCGATCACGCCGGTCAATCGCGCGCAGCGCCGCGCAAAGCATAAGAGACACGGAGCATGAATCTCCTAACGACCCCGTTGCCGTATGCGGTAAAAGTCGGCGGTCGTGAGGTTCCCATCAACACGAGCTTCCGCGTCGGAATGCGGTTTGAGCTTTTGGCTCTTGACGACCAGCTTACACCGGAGAACGTCTTGACAACGTTCTTCGGTGATAACTGGCCGCAGCCGTATGACGAGGCGGTCAAACAAGCTCTCTGGTTTTATTGTCTTGGCAAGCCTCACGAGAAGGAGGAAACCGATAAGCAAAACCTCAAGTCCTCTCGCAGGAGCTACGATTTTGAGATCGATGCCGACGCGCTCTATACCTCATTCCGCGAGGCCTACGGCATCGACCTCTTGCAGGAGGACCTTCACTGGTGGGCCTTCCGCGAGCTGATGCTCGGGCTTCCTGACGATACCCCCTTCAAGCAGCGCGTTTATTACCGGACCGGCAGCACGGAAGGCATGAGCACCAAGCAAAAAAAGCAGTTTGAGACTCGGCGCGCGAAGTACGCAATTCCCGAGCGCGGCGCAGTCGATCACAAGTTGACTCTCAGCGAGCGCGACGCCGCGATCAAGAGATATGTTGCCGATCGTTTCAAGGAGGTTTATGGAAAAGGAAAAGCCTGAGCGCGTAAAGCTCAAGTGCCCTTTTTGTGGATATGAAATGCCTGTGTACCTCGCGCCCGACGCGAAGTGCGCAGGCGTTTTTGTTCGCTGCAAGGGCCGAAATTGTAAGAAATTATTCGAGATTCGCGTCAAGTAGTTGCCTTAGTTGCCGATGACGCCACTGAAAAGGTGGTGGAAACATGGCAAATGACGGCTCCGTCATTATCGACATTGAGGGCGATTCCAGTAAATTCAAAAGCGCTCTCTCTGGTCTTGGCAGTATTGCCTCTACCGCCCTAAAGGGTGTTACGACTGCGGTTGCGGCTGTTACGACCGCCGTTGCCGGCGTAGCCACCGCCGCCGTGAAGGTCGGCTCTGGTTTTGAATCCAGTATGTCGCAGGTTGCGGCAACAATGGGCCTCACGGTCGAGGACATTCGCAATGGCTCGGAAGAGTTTGAGCTGTTATCCCAGGCCGCAAAAGACGCAGGTGCAACGACCGCGTTCAGCGCGTCCGAGGCCGCCGACGCTCTAAACTATCTGGCTCTGGCCGGCTACGACGCTGCGACCTCCGCGGACGTTCTGCCTTCGGTTCTGAACCTGGCCGCTGCAGGTGGCCTTGACCTCGCCTACGCTTCCGACCTCGCGACCGACGCAATGGCCGCGCTCGGTATTGAGGCAAGCAGCGCAAATCTGACCGAGTTCGGCGATAAGATGGCGAAAACCGCCAGCAAGGCAAATACCAGCGTCGGCCAGCTCGGCGAGGCGATTCTTACTGTCGGCGGCACGGCGAAAAGCCTGGCCGGCGGCACAACTGAGCTGAACGCAGCGCTCGGTGTCCTCGCAAACCGGGGCATTAAGGGCGCCGAGGGCGGCACGGCTTTACGAAATGTTATTCTCGCTTTGTCCGCGCCTACGGATAAAGCCGCGGATGCTATGTCGGCCCTGGGTCTGGAAGTCTATGACGCGGCCGGCAATATGCGTCCGCTCAATGAGGTCTTCCGCGATCTTGACTCCGCGCTGTCGGGCATGACCGAGGGCGAGAAGACAAAGGTTCTCAACGAGATTTTTAATAAAGTCGACTTGAAATCTGCGCAGGCTCTTCTCGCCGGCTGCGGCGAAGAGTTTGATAACCTGGCCGCAGCAATCGACGATAGCGCGGGCGCCATGCAGAACATGGCCGACACACAGCTCGATAACCTGCAAGGCGATATTACGATTATGAAGTCGGCCCTCGAGGGGCTCGGCATCGGCGTATATGAAAACCTGCAGGCTCCGCTCCGTGATACGGTCCAGTTTGCAACCGAGCTTGTCGGGCAGCTCTCCGAGGCGCTCAACGAGAATGGTCTGGAAGGCCTTGTCTCGGCTGCGGGCGACGTGCTCTCTGAGGTTCTCCTCAAGATCACGAGCGAGCTTCCGAAGTTTATTGACATTGGCGTCAAGGTCATTAAGAGCTTGATCTCCGGCCTGCTCAAGAACAAGAAGACGCTCGTTGACAGCGCGATCGAGATCGGCAAGGTCTTACTCAGCGGGCTCGGCTCCATTCTCGGAGACCTGGCGCTTGCAGCCCTTGAGATCATCACCACTCTCGCAGACAGTCTTGCGAAAGATGCGCCCACTCTGATTCCCGCCGCGGTCGAGGCGGTCCTGCAATTCGTTGAAGGACTCCTCAGCACAGAAAATATCAGTGCCCTTATCGACGCCGCGCTTGCGCTGCTGACCGGTCTTGTTGAAGGCCTGATTGCCGCGGTGCCGGTTATCATCGAGGCAGCCCCCGTCATTATTGAGAATCTCGTCACCGCGATTCTTGATAACCTGCCGCAGATCATCGAGTGCGCGATTACGCTCTTAAACGCCCTCACACAGGGCTTGCTCGACAATCTGCCGCTCCTGGTCGACGCTGCGATCGAGCTGACTCTCGCAATCGCCGAAGGCTTGATCGAGGCGCTGCCCGACCTGATCGACGCTGCGCTTGATCTCGTGGACGCTCTGGTCGACACGATTTTTGAGACCGACTGGCTCGCGCTCGGCGCGAAGATTCTCGAGTCGCTCGTCAAGGGTATTCTCTCCCTGATCGGCTCGCTCTTTGAGGCTGCAGGCAAGATCGTCTCGACTATCTGGGATAAGATCACAAATACAGAGTGGTTCCAGAAGGGCGCTGAGGTCCTCACAAAGATCATCAACGGCATTAAGAGTATCTTTACGAACCTTGCTCAAACGGCAAGCGATCTTGTCAAAAAGATCACCGACAAGATCACAAATACTGAGTGGTTTAAGAAGGGCTCGGAAATTCTCACAAAGATCATTGAGGGCATTAAGAGCCTGTTTTCCAACTTAGGGCAGGCCGCAAGCGATCTCGTCGGCCAGGTTTGGGACACGATCACAAATACCAACTGGCTTGACCTCGGCCGCAATATCATCGAGGGTATCGCCAATGGCGTCTCGAACGCAGTCGGTACGCTCGTCCAGGCTGCAAAGAACGTCGCGAACAGCGCGCTCAACGCGATCAAGTCTGCGCTCGGCATCTCGTCGCCGTCTAAGGTGTTCGCCAAGGAAGTCGGTCGCTGGATTCCTCCTGGAATCGGCAAGGGCGTCGATCAGGCCATGCCTGAGCTGACCGACGATATGCGCGCGCAGCTTCAAGACTTGATCGATGACGCGAATGTCTCCGTCGCGACCGAAGTCGGCGGACTCAGCAGTAAGCTCGCGCTCACAGCAAACTCCGGTTCTGGCGGCGGTAACCACTCGCAGACCATTACCAACGACAACGGAATCATTGTCTATGTGACCTATAACGGCGACGGCTCCGAAGAGGATGCGCGCCGCGTAGGTAAGCAAATCGGCGCTGAAACAGCGCGCGAAATCCGAAGAAGGGGGCTTGCACCGACATGACCGGCGATAGCTTTAGCTTCGGCAGGTATAACAGCGTAGACGACTGGGGCCTGATGGTGATTGCTTATGACTACTTGCTTCCTCCAAAGCGAGCTCGTAAGATCACCATTCCTGGCCGCTCTGGCTCTTACGACTTCGGCGCGAAAAACTGGGAAGAGCGCACCTTGCGCATGACCTGTACGCTGACGCGCCAAGTCACGAAAGCCGAGTTCCGCGAGATCATCTACGCCCTCAGCAAGAAGGCTCGGCTCCGCCTTTGGAACGAGCCTGACAAGTATTATATCGCCGAGCTCTATGACCCCGCAGAGGTCCAGGACTACTACCTCGAAACGGGGCGCGAATTCGAGCTTAATTTTATCGCCGAGCCGTTCGCGTACGGTCCGACGATTACCACGCCACTTGAGAACGGGCGCAACAAGATCGCGTATCAGGGCACCGCGGAAACGCCGTGCATGATCGTCCTGCGCAACGTCTCTTCGAGCAACGTCCAAAATATCACGATCACTGCAACGAAAAGGAGTGACTAAGCTATGTATGCTTGCGACTACCTTGAGACCGGTTTTCTGAACGTCTTGCGCGGCGTCACCTTCGCCGCCCCGACAAAAGTCTACCTGGCCTTGTTCCTCAATGACCCTGGCGATTCCGGTACGGCCGGCACAGAAATCAGCTACGCCGGCTATGCCCGCATGGAGATCGCTTTTTCTGAGCCAGCGGTCTCTAACGGCGGTATCGGTATTCAGAATCTCTCTGACATTACCTTCGCGGCACCGGCTGACCCCGCGGGCACCGTGACGCACATTGCGATCATGGATTCTCTGGTCGGTGGCAATATGCTCGCCCGCAGCGAGCTGACCGAAAGTCTGGTTATCGGCGCGAATGAGCCGCCTGTCTTCCTGGCTGGCGACGTGCTCTTCTACCTGACCGGCAACATGTCGAACGCCTTCAAGACAAAGCTCCTGAATCTCTTCCGCGGCACGTCTATCCTCGGCATCTCCGCGCATTTTTCTCTCTGGAATGGCTCTCCCGAGGAGACCGGCTCCGAGCTTGCCGGCGATAACTATGCCCGCGTTGCGCTGACGTTCTCGGCACCGAGCGAACAGGCGAGCGGTCAGATGCTCGTGCAGAACTCGCTCGCCGTGTCCTTCAATCGTCCCTCGACTCCGTGGGGCGTCTGGACCTATTCGGCGATCTATTCTGCGGCAACGGGAGGTGAGCCTGTGTATTTGCAGGAGCTTACCGAGGCGATCACGATCAAGAAGGGCTATATGCCGACGATTGACGTCGGCGCGTTGAAGGTGGGATTGAACTAATATGTTTAGCTTTGACCGCTTCAATTTATCCAGGTTTTCGCTGGGAAGTCAGGACAACACAATTCACATTGAGCTGCTTCTCGCTGAAAACCTGGAATCTGTTGCCGGCGTAGCTATTCCGATCGAGACGACTGCCTTCTTCAATGACATCCTCCGCGGTACTGCGCGCGGCGCGATCGGCATTGCTTCGGCCTTCGAGTCGTATGCGGCAATGAACAGCGCCGCGCTTATGCGGGCGAATATCATCGTGAAGGGCTTACTGGGGGACACCTTGCAAGCCATGTCTGACGGCGCGCAGAACTCCATGATCGTCAACGTGCTTGCTGAAAACCTCGGGGCGAGCTCGTACGCGAGCGCTGATATTCTCTGGCATGAGGTCTATGCCGATGCGCTTACTTCACTGGCGAGCGTGGTTAAGGATATTTTGATCGACCCGTTGCTCTATGAAGTGCTCGGCTCGGTCTCTGGCGCGGGCACGCAGTCCACGGAGCAGGTCTCCGTCACTGTCACGATTCCGCCTGGCGGCGAGCTGCGCATTGACAGCGACACGTTCCGAGTCCTGCTGAATGGCGAGAACGTTCTCGATAAGCAGTCTGGCGACTGGCTCATGCTCTCGCGCGACCTTCTCTACCTTGACATTGAGAGCGCGATCGGCAATGGCTTGTCTGGTAACCTAATTTATACAGAGAGGTACTTGTGATATGCTTGAGATTTTTGATAAAAGCCGCAAGCGTATCGCGATCGCCGAGAACGCGAGCGGCGTAGAGGAAGAGCGCAAGATCAATAGTCTTTGGTACCTCACTTTTTCGCTTCCGTACAATGACGCGAAGAATGAGTATTGCCAGCCCTTCAACTATATCCGCTACAATGGCGGCGAGCTCTATCGCATTATGCCGGTTGACGCGGAGATCACTGAGACCGGTCTTTTGACCTATCAATGCGAGCACGTTCTCGCGACCTTGATCGACAACGTGCTCTTCGGGTATCACGTCGTAGGCAACCGCGGGACCTACACGGCTGACTGTATTCGCTATGTACTGAATCGGCAGCGCGTGCAAAACTGGGTCCTCTATGAGTGTGACTTCGCTCGGCAATTTGAATATGGCTGGACGCAGGAGACCTTGCTCTCGGCCCTGTTCTCGATCGCGACGCCGCTCTCCGACTACATGTGGGTAACCGACACAAGCGTCTACCCGTGGCGGCTCTCCCTCAAGTCGATCGGTCTCGGGCAAAAGCCGCAGCTCTACGTGCGCTCAGGCTGGAACATGCTCTCGTATGGCTCGGGCAGCGACCCGCAGCAGATTTGTACCAGGCTCTACCCCCTGGGCTACGGCGAAGGCGTCAACCAGCTCACGATCAAGAGCGTCAATAACGGCTGCGAGTACATTCAGAGCCCGCAGGAGTATATCGACAAGTATGGTCTCATTGAGCGAATCTGGATTGACCGCCGGTATGAGGACCCAGCAAGCCTTCTCTCTGCAGCGCAAGTCATGCTGAATGAATTGCAGGACCCTTTGCAGCAATTCGAGATCAGCTTCGCCGAGCTTGACGAGTCCGACTACAATGTCGCGCAAATCGGTAAGCGCGTTCGTATTTTGCAGACCGAGCTCGGTACGCAGGTCGACACCTACGTTACCGAGCTCACCTATAAATATGACGACGTGCCGAGCAGCAAGATCATTGTCGCGAACAAGAGTACCGATATTGCATCCAGCGTCGCAGATATGGCCGACCGGCAGCGAATCGAGCAGGCGTACGCCCAGGGCGCAACGCAGCTTTACTCACAGTCGCTCCAAGCTAACTGCGACTCGCAGAACGGCGCGGTCATGGACTTCTACCTCCCCGAGGATATGCGAATCGTCAATAAGATCGTCGCGAAGGTCCGCGTCGGCAGCTTCCGCGCCTACTCCAAGGCGACGAAGGCCGCCGAGTCTAAGGTTGTCTCCTCGACGACTGCTTCGCAAAAGACCTATTCAAGCACCTCGGGCGGCGGCTCTACCTCGACCACCTCTTCGGGTGGTGGCCAGACGTCTGGCGCGACGACGCTCGAGTCCTCAAACGTCTTGCCGAGCCAAACAAGTGGGCAGGCCGTGCACAATCATGGTCTTTCTCGCGGCGCGCGGCTCGCGACGACCAGTGACGGCAAAACCATTGATGGCTATGAGACCTTTGTATGGTCTGGCGCGCATGTCCATCCCGCGCATACGCATGAGATCGACGATCACTCGCACAGCGTTCGCATTCCAAGTCATTCTCACAACGTCACGATTCCTGGGCATAGCCATAATATCACGATTCCCGCGCATGAGCACGACATCACGCCTGGCATCTACTTCTATGGCAGCCCGAAACAGTTCGACCTCTACGTTAACGGCAAGAAAAAGACGACGATCGTCTCGACTGATACCGAGCTCGACTTGACGCAGTACCTTGTGGACGCCAACTCTAAGCTGATTCCGCGCGGCTCCTGGCTCTCGATTGAGGTTCGGCCGAACGATCTCGCCTACGTCAGCATTGACATGTTCGTCCAGGGCTTCGTGCAGTCCAGGGGCGACGCAACAGTTTAACTCTTAGGAGGTAAAACGCTTTGGAGACTATGTATAAGGGTATTCCCTTCTCTCCGCAGGTCGCCCTCGCCGACGGTATCGGCGCGGGCGACACCACAATTCCTGTCACCGATATTTCCGCCTTCCCCGACGCCCCGAACCTCGCGACGATCGGCACAGATGAAGACGGCGAAACGATTCTCTATACCGCAAAGACGACGGACTCTCTTTCTGGTTGTACGCGCGGTGTAGAGGGCATGGCGAAGGCCTGGCCTTCTGGTACCACGATCGCCCGCAACTTCACCAACAAGGACTTCGACGCCTTGCAGAAAAACGTTCAGGAGACAAAGACACAGGCAGATAAGGGCGTCAATGACGCAGCCACGGCAAAGAGTGCTGCGGACGCTGCAAAGAGTGCAGCCGATACCGCGAAGGCTCAGGCTGATAAGGGCGTTAAAGACGCCGCTGGGGCAAAGAGCGCCGCGGACGCTGCGCAAAGTGCAGCCAACGCGGCCGGTACCGCGGCCGGCAATGCGCAAAATGCGGCGGATAACGCGCAAAGCGCCACCGATACGCACGCCGCGAACAAGCAGAACCCGCATGGCGTGACCGCGGCTCAGGTAGGCGCTGCGGCTACGTCCCACAAGCACGGCAACCTGACGAGCGACGGCAAGTTCGGCTCGACTGCGAATCTCCCTGTTTTCACTGGTACGGGCGGCCTTGCGCAGGCTGAGGCCGTGCTCTCGGCCGCTGCCAAGCTGGGCCGTGGCTACGGCGCTTGCTCGACCGCCGCGGCAACGAAAGCGAAGGCCGTAACGCTCTCGGGCTTTACGCTCGTCACCGGCGCGATCGTGGGCGTGAAGTTCTCCTACGACAACACTGCGACCGCGCCCACGCTGAACATCAACAGCACTGGCGCAAAGTCGATCTACTACAAGGGCGAGGCCGTCGCGGCTGGACTTCTCAAGGCCAGCTACGTCTATCTCTTTCAGTACAACGGCGCGCAGTATGAGCTCCTGAATCCAGTCGCGCAGAGCGGCGGCGGCTTCTATCCCGCAATCGTCGTGACTGCCCCCACAGGCTCCACGGTGACCGCCACGGACGGTGAGACCTCTCTCGTGGGAACAGAGGTAAGCGGAAAATGGGCCTTCCAGATTCCATCCTATGGCGTGTGGAATATCACCGCTACGCTGAACGGCCAGACGGCTACCACGAGCGTCTCTGTCACAGAGGTCAAGCAGTACACCGTCACGCTGACCTACTTCGCCGCAACGATCGCGGTCACATATCCATCGGGCTCGACCTGTACTTGCTCGAATGGCACGACCACGCTCACCGCGCCGAACACGACCGGCAGCTACACATTTACCGTCCCGAGCGCTGGCACCTGGACCGTCAAGAGCACGAACGGCACGGACACCGCCCAGCAGGCTGTTTCGATCACGACCAGCGGCCAGAGCGCGAGCGTGACCCTGTCCTATAAGCCGACTGCGAGCACGAGCGCTAAGTCTGGCGTCAACTATACGACCGGCATTTCGAGCCTGACCGCTGAGAAGATGAGTCTCTATGCTGAGGCAATCTCTCGGAACAGCGCGATCACGAACACGACAAGCACGGTCTATATCGACGACGGCGCGAGCCACTACAAAATCAGCGTTGGCGACTCGATCAATATCGCGATCAATGGTACCTCGTACGCCTTTAAGATCATGGGCTTCAACCATGATACCCTGACGACCTCCACCGCGTATGGTTCTGCGACTGCGACCGGCAAGGCGGGTATGACCTTGCAGATGGCTGACTGCCTGGCAGGTAAGGCGCAAATGAATAGCTCTAACACGAATAGCGGCGGCTGGGAAAACTGCGCTATGCGTAAGAGCAACATGGCGACCTATCTCAATCAGCTCACGAGTGCCTGGCAAAACGCCATTAAGCAGGTCAATAAGCTCTCCTCGGCTGGCAGTCAGAGTACAACGATCAAGACGACCGCCGATAAGCTCTTCCTCCTGTCTGAGGTTGAGATTTTCGGTTCTACCTCTTACTCGGTTTCTGGCGAAGGCACGCAATATGCGTACTACAAAGCCGGCAACAGCAAAGTTAAGAATGTAAGCGGGTCTGCGAACTACTGGTGGGAGCGTTCTCCTTTTGCGAGCAACACTACCAGCTTCTGTCTTGTCGGCAGCGGCGGCAACGCCAACGCCAGCAGCGCCAGCGGCTCGCTTGGCGTGGCCTTCGGCTTCTGTGTTTAATCTGTAATCTACAAATATCTGCGGCCCGTAAGGGCCGCGGAAAGGAAAACGCTTATGTCAGTCTACAAGTCCAAACGCGGCGCCAGCTCTGCGCAGTTCGTTGAGACCGCGAGAAAGCTGCAGGTCCATACCCTCGCGCAGTGCCTCAAGGTACCTAAAAGGTACACCTTCTACTTGACGCAGAAGATCATGGACCACGCAAGCGCCGTCTACGATGAAGTCACAATGGCGAACAGCATTTTCCCGATCAACCAGCATGAGGCCCAGCTCCGGAGAGATCACTTGATCGCGGCAAATGCCAAACTTCAAGCCCTCGACCGGCAACTGGGCCTTCTTGCGGGCGTCCTCTGGAAGAACCCTGAGAACTTCAAAGGCTTTGACAACGCCTTCACGGTTTGGGGCGAGCTTATCATCGAGGAGGCCAAACTCATTTCCGGTATCAGGCGCTCAGATCGCGCCCGATATAAAAATCTTCCTGAATAACTGGGTCAAGTCCTGCATTGTTGCCCTGTCTGCGAACAACTGGTGGGAGCGTTCTCCTAATGCGAGCAACACTACCAACTTCTGTAATGTCAACAGCAACGGCAACGCCAACAACAACAACGCCAGCAACTCGAATGGCGTGGCCTTCGGATTCCGTTTATTTCCTGGTGAGACCGAGTAACTCTCTTTAGAGCGAAAGCAGGACCAATACGGAAGGAGGACTTGCTTCCCTGGCCGTCGGGTCAAAAACACTCCGTCGATGCGGCCGTCTGGACGCTGCTTGCATGGCTCGGAAGCGCGCGGGTACCGAGTTTCATGGACGGCGCCGCTACGCAGTTATAACACGTGCTCTATAAATACCACTGTACGAAGGAGACAATCTAATCTATGACAAGCGAAGAGCGGCACGAGCTTAGGTATCAACGCCGCTGTCAGAAAAGGCAGGCCAAAAGGCTCGCACGCAGCATCGCTTGCGGCAGCTTTGAGGAGGCCTTTTCTTTTAGCAATCTATTTCAGGCAGGGCAAACCTGCTGCAAGAATGTCAACTGGAAATGCTCGACGCAGCGCTACCGAATGAACATCATCTCGAATACCGCGAGGACCCATGCCGAGCTGATGGCTGGAACGTATAAAAGCCGAGGCTTTTACGAGTTTGACATTTACGATCGCGGAAAATGGCGCCATATTCGCAGCGTCCATATCACGGAGCGCGCCGTTCAGAGAAATCTCTGCGACCAGGTTATCACAAAGGTTTTTCAGCCAGCTTTTATCTATGACAATGCCGCGAGCATCAAAGGTAAAGGCATCGACTTCGCAATGGACCGGCTCAACTGCCACCTGCAAAGGCACTTTCGCAAGCACGGTCTCAAAGGCGGTATTCTCGTCTTCGACTTCAAGGATTACTTCGGCTCGGCGCAGCACTGGACCGTCAAAAACGAGCTCGCCCGTCGTGTTCACGACCCGAAGACCAGAAAGCTCGCGAATGACTTCCTCGAGAACTTCGGCCCGGTTGGGTATGGTCTCGGCAGTCAAATCTCGCAAAATGCGGCCCTCATGCTTCCGAACAAGCTCGACCACATTATCAAAGAAGAGCTTCAAATCAAGGGCTACGGCCGCTATATGGACGACGGCTATTTGATTCACGAGGATATTCACTATTTGGAGTATTGCCTCGAGAGAATCAAAGAGGTCTGCGCCGAGCTGGGTATCACGCTCAACCTGCGCAAGACCAAAATCCGCCCGATCACACGCGGCATTGTATTCCTCAAAACGAAGTTCATCTTGACGGAGACCGGCCGAGTCCTTCGCAAAATGAGCCGTGCGTCCATGCGCGCGATGAAGAGAAAGCTCTTCAAGTTCCGCAAGTGGTACGAGGCCGGCGAGTTCTCGCTCGAGGATATTCGCACCGCCTATGACAGCTTCAAGGGACACATGCGACGGGGCAACAGCTTCAAAGCCGTTGCGCGTATCGATCTATTTTTCAAGCATCTTTTCGGGTTCCACCCGAACGATAAAACGAAATGGAGGGCACCGAATGTATCGAATCGTAAAAGATGGGACTGTTCTGGGGCTTACCGAGCAACCGAACTTTGTCGAGCCACTTGATAACGGCTCCTGGGGGCTCTGTGACGAGCCCAGGGCGCGCGCGATCGCTTGGGAAGGCAAAGTATATGGCCTCACGGGAAAGTCCGATACGGACGACCTGGAGCTCGTTACGCTCGCTTATGTTGACGGCGGCGCGCTTACGGCCGCCGCAGAGGCGACGCAGGCCGAGCGCCAGCTCCAAACGGAGAGCGCGATCGCAGAACTGTCTATTTTAATTGCCGCGATGGGAGGTACGTCTGATGTTTAACGAGAACAGCGGTTTGGCCAAAACTTGGGCCAACCTTGTGAAGCAGGGGCATTATACCCTGGCGCAAGTTCCGAATCTGTCCAACCTCAGAGAGGTTGTTCAGAAAATTTTGGAAGGAGGTGAAGCAGAATGACCTTTACGAAGAACAGCGGTCTGGTAAAGACCTGGGTGAGCCTGGTTCTGTGCGGCGTGTTCACCCTGGAGCAGGTTCCTAACCTGTTCAACCTTCGCGCCGTCGTGGCGGAAATCGTCAACAGCGTGGTGTAAGAAGGGAGTCGTCCATGTTGAGCGAGATCATTGTCGGGCTCCTGGCTCTGGCCGGCACCTTGGGCGGCTCGTGGCTTGCTAACCGCAAGTCGACCGCACTGATCGCTTACCGGCTGGAACAGTTGGAGAAAAAGGTAGACAAGCACAACAGCGTGGTGGAACGCACCTTTCGACTTGAAAAGGACCTTGCGGTCCTGGACGAGAAAATTGAAGTTGCGAATCACCGCATCGCGGACCTCGAAAAAGTAGGTGCGTGACAAATGAGAATCCAGAAAAGGAGGTTTTAAGTATGGACACCATCAAGAAAAGGCTCGGCAATCTGCTGAGCGTCAAGTCGATCGTTACACTGGTACTTACCGGCGTATTCGCTTATATGGCGGTTGTCGGAAAGATCAGCCAGGACTTCATGACGATCTACGCGGTCATTATCGCGTTTTACTTCGGTACCCAGTCCCAGAAGACGCAAGACGCGATCGACAGCGCCGGCAAGGGGGTCTAAGCTATGACGCCTGTTCAGCGTGTACTTACCACCGCCCGGTCTGAGACCGGGTACCTCGAGAAGGCAACGAACGCTCAGCTTGGGGACAAGACCGCAAACGCCGGTTATAACAACTGGAACAAGTTCGCGGCCTTCCTGGACGATCTAAAAGTCGTTTACAACGGCAAGAAGAACGGCTACGCATGGTGTGACTGCTTCGTAGACTACTGCTTTATTTACACCTTCGGCCTTGAACTCGGAATGGCTATGACCTTCCAGCCGAAGAAGGGCGCAGGCGCGGGGTGTACTTACAGCATGGGCTACTACAAGAAGGCCGGCCGCTTCTTCAAGGACCCGCAGCCTGGCGACCAGATTTTCTTCACGAACGACGGCGGCGCAAGCTCGTACCACACCGGGCTCGTGGAGAAGGTCGAAGGAGGCAGGGTCTACACGATCGAGGGCAACACCTCAAGCGCGCCTGGCGTCGTCCCGAACGGCGGCGCGGTGCGTGACAAGAGTTATTCGCTCGGCTACAACCAGATCGCGGGCTACGGCCGGCCTGATTGGAGCCTTGCGGGAGAGGAGACTGAGGAAATGACGCAAGATCAATTCAACGATATGTTCAAGGTCGCAATGGCGGCTTACCGCGCGGAACTGCAGGACAACGACTGCGGCAGTTACAGCGCCGAAGGCCGTCAATTTATGATCGACAAGGGCCTCATGGTTGGCGGTAACCCGCTGCCGAACGGCGAACCGAATTACATGTGGCAGGACTTCCTGACCCGCGAGCAGTTCGCGACCGTGCTCTTCCGGTACGCGAAGGCCCTGGGCATTGCCTGATGGGGCGCCATGAGAAAAAGCCCTCAAAGAAGAAGGTCAAGATCGAATGGAGCAAGCTCGTATGCCTGTTGACGATTCTCGCCGGTCTCTTGATTGTGCAGGAGTGCCTCTTCCTTATGTACCTCTGCATCAAGGGGGGCTACACCGCCACGGCCGCCTGGCTTACCGCTGCGACCGGCGTAGGCGAGGCGGTTATCATTGCGGGCGCAAACGGGTATCTCGGGCTTGCCAAGTCCGATCACAAACGCGGCGGTATTACGTTCGAGGCCGCCAAAGCAAAAGACTTCACCGAGGACGAGGATAAAAACAGCCCTCCGATCTAACTGAAAAGCCCTCCTGCGGATTCGTCCGCGGGAGGGCACTTTTTCTTTTTATATCTTGCGGCCGTTATACGCCAACTTTTCGACGAGCTCGCCGGTAGGCGCATAGACCTCGCAGGCAAGCCAGTCTGACGCAGCGAGATCGTTATTCAGTGCGAAGGCTCGGACGGCTTGAGGCGGTTCTGCGACCTCATGCAAGCGCTCCTCGCGGGCTTGGTCCGCGTCCATATACCGGACAAGAAGATCATATTTCATCGTTGCCGGTCTCCTTTGCTACCAGGTCCAGGATAAACCGGTTGACACTCTTGCCGACACTTGCCGCAGCTTTTTGAATATAGTCCTTCTGGCCCTTTTTCACCTTCAGCTCAATGCGCTCGTAGGTCTTGCGGTTATAGCGTTCCGTCGCTTCTCGCTGGGCGTCCGAGTAGGCCATGCGTCCACCGTCCTTTCCTTTTTACTATTATTAGTATAAAGGACGAGCGGCAAACCACATATAATGTCGACCGTATAAAGTTGAGGGCCCCCTCTCTCACAATATCAATTTTACCGCGTTTAGTAAGCGTTGTAAATCGGCAGAACTCAACAGGTTTTTACTGAAAACGCTGAGCAGTTCGTCGGCATACGAAACCTACTAAACGCGGTAAAATTATAAATGTCAAGAGGAAAGGAGCTTGACAAAAAGAAAGAGCCTGCAGGTTCCGGCTGCAAGCTCTAAGAAAGGAGGTGCGTGAAATGCCTGATGGCTACACCCCTTACGGTTACCTCGGTAAGATCGATGGCCGACAGATCGAGGTTGTCTCCGAAGAAGAGCTTTATGAGCTTCTCGAAGATGAATAACCGCTAATCACCCCATGAGCCTGGCCGGCCGCAAGACCGGCTGGGCTCCAAGGTGCCTTTCATTATACATCGTTCCCCGTGATTTGTAAATGCTTAATTTTTGAAGGAGGTACACCCCTATGACGTTCTGGCATGTTGTCACCAAGTTCTTTGACTCTGGCAAGGTGAAAGTCAATCTCGCGCAGATCGAGGCCGATCGCAAACCTGAGAATCACATGACTGAAAATAAGACCTGTGACGAGTACCACAACTATTTCGATACCTACAAAGAGGCGGCCGCGTATGCAGCCGACGCCCGCAAAGCCTGATCGGCGAGACCTGTCAGAAGTGCTTAGCGAAATCAGTAAAATCTCGAGCAGTTCGTCGGCATACGAAACTTACTAAACACGGTAAAATTAAAAATGTCAAGAGGATAAAACAGAATGCGGACAGCGCCGCCCAGCTCACGAGCTTCAAGCGGTAAGCGCGCTGCGAAAGGTAACCTCTTGACGCGATTAGTAAGGAGGTCTTCAAAATGATGAACTGGGAAATCGAGCTTACGAGAAACAATGTGACGCCGGCTAAGTTCTTTGCTGAAATCCGTTTCGCTTGCAAAAAGAAAGGTATTGACTTCGGTCTTGATCTTGAGCAGTTTGCGAATCCGGTTCAGCAATACAATTCTCGCTACACCGTTATTGACGGCAAGAAGATTTGCTACTTTGACAATTATCGCTACGAAGAATCCGCGGAGAGCGCTCCCGCGCAAGCTGAGATTTGTCGTGACCTGCCCTACGATTGCCAGACCTTTGTCCGCAACTTTGACGGCGATTGCTACAACGAGATTTGCGAGTTCACATTTGACGACGAAAAGACCGGTCACGGTTACTATTATCAGATGCAAAAAAGTGGGGTGAGTGCATGAGAGTTTACGTTGTTCAGGTCATGCCCGAGGCAAGTCTCGGGCGTGTCAGTCAAGAGGGCTATACCTCTTTGGAAAAGGCTCAGGCCTTCATCGAGAGCCGTTCGGACAAGCCTGCGCGGGTCTCGCCCTGGCTGTATCGCAGCACGGACGGCAACGACACCGACTACTTGATCTACGAGGTTCGCGTGGTCTAAGCAAAAAGCAAGCGTTTCTGCAAGTAAGTCAACAAATAAGCCAACTCACTTGCAGAAACGCAGTCTTTTCGCAAGCGACTTTAGTTATTTACATCAAGAAAGTGAGATTTGCTATGACTCCATTCACGATCTTCCAAAACGTCAAAACCGGCGCGTATGCTGCGGTCTATGACTTTGCGCTCCCAACTATGACCGGCATCGGCCGCAAAGAGGAATGGCAGCCGGTCTACCACGGCCAGGCGAGCGGCTTACTCGATAAGGCCAGGCAACGCGAGGCGTTTGTCAAGGCCCAGGAGCTCCGCGGCTGATACCTGTCGAAAGCGCTTAATAATTTCAGTAAAACCCCGAGCGCTTTGTCAGCATACGAAACTTACTAAACACGATAAAATCATAATTGTTCCAAGGAACACAACAAAATCAAACTTTTCAGGAGGATATAAAAATGAAGGACATGACTACCGTGCTGAACAAGAAGATCGTCAACAAGGAGACCAACGAGGTCCGTCTGGTCGTCAAGATCGATGAAGAGAACCGCAAAATCTTCTCCGTTCCCGTGGACGAGCCCGCCGCTGAGCCGAGCGGCATGGCCGCGGCTTCCTATGATCGCCGCTGGCGCCTCTGCGAAGAGCCTGCCGCCGAAGAGCAGACCAACGCCAAGCCCCAGGTTGAAGAGCCGAAGACCGAGGCCCCTGCTACGGAGGACAAGCCCGAACCGATGAAAATGAGTGAGACGATCACCGCCCTCGAGACGATCTTCGACAAGCTCAACGCGATCTACTTCGAAGGCAAGCTGCCTCGTCCGGTCATCACCGTTCAGACCACGCCGAAAGCGTACGGCCATTGCTCCACCAAGAAGATCTGGAAATCCGAGAACGAGGGCATGTATGAGATCAACCTCGGCGCCGAGTTCATCAACCGCCCGAAGGAATCCACCTGCGCGACCCTGCTGCACGAGATGGTTCACCTCTTCTGCACCGAAAACGAGATCGCCGACACCTGTCAGAATGGCCGCTACCACAACAAGACCTTCAAGGCCGAGTGCGAGAGCCGCGACCTGATCGTCGAGTATGACCGCGCCAACGGTTACGCGCATACCTCTCCGACCGACGCCTTCAAGACCAAGCTCGCCGAGGCCGGCGTCGACCTGAGCGTCCGCTTCGCCCGTGTCATGCCGAAGGCTAAGGCCAAGGCCGAGTGCAAGAAGGCTCACCGTTACGTCTGCCCCGTCTGCGGCCAGGAGGTTCGTACCACTTCTGAGCTCAGCCTGATTTGCGGGCATTGCAACGTCACCATGGACCGCCTGGACTAACCCAGGCGAGTCCAAAATCCGGGAGTATAAACACCAGGGCCCTGGGTGTAGAACACGATACGGCTCGCCCAGGAGCTCCGTAGGATAGTTTAAGGAGGAATGATAAATGACTCAAGCTCAAAGAGACGTCTACATGGCCTTGCTGATGGCTGGACGTGAAGACGAGGCTACGGCCTACCGCGATAAAGTCGAGGCAGCAAGCTATGACTCTGCGCGGGCTCGCGCAAACGCGAATACCTACTACGTCGACAAGCACGGCAAGAAGATCGAGGCTGATATGCTTATCAGCATCGGCGGCAAGGCACCCGAGCTCGTCCTGCTCTGCGGGGACGATAACCTCGGCGTGAACGCCTCAAATCCCGCATACTTAGAGTCTCATCCCGAGACCCGTCAAGAGTGTTATCCGCTCAGCGAGTTCGCGAGCAACGATATTGAAATTATTAAGGAGGATATGAATCATGTATAAGTATTGCCCGCATTGCGGAAAGCCCTTCCTGGAGCCCGACAAGCCTCGCACGGTCGGTCTGGTCTCACAGGTCAAGGAGTTTATCACCTGGGCGCAGATTAAGGAGTGGTCCGACCTGCGCGAGGCGTCTAAGCACTTCGAGATCGGCGACGAGATTCACGACGAGCTCAAGAACGGCGAGCCGATCACCCTGGTCGTTGTTGAGAAGGACAAGCCTTTTGATGGCGATGTCATGTTCATGCTCAAGGACTGCTTGCGCGATACCTACCCCATGAATGACGACTACACGAACGCAGGCGGCTGGAAAGCAAGCAAGCTCCGTAAGGTTCTCAATACCGAGATTCTGGCTTTGCTGCCCGATGACATGCGGGCCGCGATCAAGCCGAGAGTGATCGACGGCGAGAGCGATCTCCTCTGGCTCGCTTCTGAGATGGAGGTCTTCGGCCCGCATGACTGGACTGAGAATGACCCTGACCGCGGCGAGCAGATGGCGTACTACAAGCGCCGCGGGAATCGTATCAAGGCTCTCGGCGACGAGGGCGAGGCTGCGTGCAGCTGGTGGGAGCGTTCTCCTTTTGCGAGCAACACTACCTCCTTCTGTTGTGTCAACAGCAGCGGCGGCGCCAGCTACAGCAACGCCGGCGACTCGTTTGGCGTGGCCTTCGGCTTCTGTGTTTAATCTGCGATCTAAGAATCCCCAGCCCGTCAGGGCTGGGGACAAGTAAGAAGGAGGATTCCGATGGGATTAAGAGAACTGCGCCAGGCGAAAGGCTTGACCTTGAAGGGCCTGGCTGCACTGAGCGGCGTTAACTATATGAAGATTCACCAGATCGAGACGGGCAAGATCAACCCTGAGAACATTGCGCTCAAGACCGCCGTGAAACTGGCGAAGGCGCTTGACTGCAAGCCCGAAGACATTCTCGCCAAGTAGAGGGACTGCTCATGGACGACGCCGAATATATCTACAAGCAAGACGTCAAAGAGAAAGCCATCACCGCGCGGAGCTCGCATAAGTATGGCAGCTCTCGCCGTCGTCGCTGCGGCCTTTCCAGCGACAATTTAACACGAAAGGAATGGGAACGTATGAACGGCCCAGTACATACTCTCAAGCCCGATGAGGTTCTTTCCTGGGACAGGTTCAGAGCTTTGCCGAGGAGCTTGCAGCAGGACTATATCAAGCATATCCTCTCGAAGTTTAAGGTCGGGCCCGCGGCGCTCAGTCGTATGTTCGGTGTCAGCGAGGCCTATTGCGGGGACTACCTCAAAAAGCAGCTCGGTATCACTTTCCAGGGACGCACGACCCGACAGGAGACCTTGCGCTTCCTCAACGCCTATCGACCCGACCGAGGACCGGTTTGCGCCGACAAAAAAAACACCGAGCTCACGCGAGTCTCTTTGACCTTTTGCGGCGGCTTCTCGCCCGAGGCTATCGCTGCAAGGCTGCAAGGTCTTTTCCCCGCGGGCACTACGGTTTCGGTTACGGTCGATATTTCTGCTGCTGAGGCTTGACCTTTGCTGTATCGCCCTACAGCAAACAGCAGTCTTACAGCGGAGGGAATTATCTCTCTGCTGTAAGACGAAAGCCTTGCTATTACTGGCTTTTTGACTCTTTACAGCAGATACAGCAGATTTTCTATATAAGGGATAAGAATTAAGAAAAACCGTTATAGAATTATAATTTGGTTGCTTAATTTTAATATTGTATATAGAAAATCCGCTTTTTTGTTTATTTCGTTTATTCCGCTGGAGAAGGAGGTTGACATGGCGAAAAGTAAAAAGCGCGGGCCGGCTCAGAAGTCGAAAAGCTCCTACGCTCAGGAACTGCAGATGAAGAAACAGCTCGGCGCGAATATCATAGCGGACTGGACCGCGCAGCTCTGCCTCGACACAATGGCTATTGTCCTCAATGACCCCGAGGTCATGGGCCATAGCGCGCTCGGCTCGAAACGGCTCATGCGCGTCTGCGAGGCCTTCAATGAGTTATTCGATAAGACTCGGCTTGCTCTCTCTAAGAGCGATGAGGCTGAATACTGGCGCGTAAAGATCGACCAGGCGCAAGAGCGCATCTTCGGTCCCGACTATCTTCACTGGCAAGAGCGCTATTCCTACTGGGACGAGTGCGATACATATTAAGGAGGAAAGATCATGGCTCGATTGACAAAGAGAACGCCGTCCGGCTGGGCGCTTGCCGCGCCGTGCGCACCTGGGGTTTCTCTGGCGATGCTCGCGCGGTATGAGAATATCGGTAGCGCGCACCAGTTTAGGCACCTCAGCGAGCTCAACACGCCGAAGAGTCCTTACCCTGACGGTGATACAAGCATTTTGGAGTGCCCTTGCTGCGGGAGCGGTGAATGGCTCCATAACGCCGACGAGAGCGAGGCCAACTTCTGCGGACAATGCGGGCAGGCGATCGACTGGACTAAACCCGAGGTTCACTGCGAAGACTGCGAGCATCTGACCTTCTCCGACTGCTATGGCGAGTGCGGGAAAGGCTACAAGGGAATCGTCCAGCCTGGGGATTCTTGCGGGAAAGGCGAGCATAAGTAAAGAGACTTTGCCAGTCTCTTTCTTTTCGGCGGTTTTGCCTACTAATTTCAGTAAATCCTCGAGCGCTTTGTCAGCATACGAAACTTACTAAATACGATAAAATCATAATTGTTGAGAGCAATAAACCACAACAATTACGGAGGTATTTATCATGCTGAAACTTAAGGACATTCTCGCTGCTGCAAACGCTAAGGTTGCCGAGTATATGGCTCAGGGCTATATGATCTCTTGGATGAACGCTTCTTTCGGTTACAAGTTCCGCGTGGACCTCGAGAAAAATGGCGATCGCGTCCGCGTCAAGGTCGACAGCTTCCACAACTGGGAACGCGCTGCAAGCATTGAGGGTCTGACCCTGCAGGTCGTTCGTATCTCTTGCGCCGACGCCTTTGAAGATCGTGACGTTGAGCCCCTCTACTCCAAAAACTTCTATGACCTGTCTCGCTACAGTCGTGGTCAGGCCTTTACCGAATCCCTCGAAGAAAAGCAGGTCGCTTGCGATAAGGTCATCGCAAGATACCTTGCATCTGATCGCAATACCCGCACCGAGCTCCAGCCCTCTGCGACGCTTATTCGCTCGCTGAAACAGCGCAAGGGCTTCACTAACGCGACCCGCAATAATATCCGCGTCTATCGCAGCGTCGCAGGTTACACCATCGAAATGGCCGGCCGCAATGGCGCCAAGGCTAAGAGCGAGCTCATTCGCCTGCCTGGCACGAAATAAGCGCCTGTCAGAAGTGCTTAGCGAAATCAGTAAAATCTCGAGCAGTTCGTCGGCATACGAAACTTACTAAACACGGTAAAATCATAATTGTTGAGAGCAATAAACCACGACAATTATGGAGGTTGATACCATGGCAAGAGAGTACGTCGTCGAGAATAATGACTTTAGCGAGTTTGAGCACCTGACGCTGGACCGCGTTGACCGAAACGGAACCCACTACTATACCGACTGCAAGTGCCCGAAATGCGGCGGCACCGGTAACATTTACTACTACGCCCACGTTGAGGGCGGCGTGTGTTTCCTTTGTGGCGGCTCTGGTGTTCACCCCACGCAAGTCATCGTTCGTCGTGCTGAGTATCAGCGCGAGCTCGATGCCAAGCGTCTTGAGCGCGCTCGCAAAGCAGCACCCGCCGTAAACGCGGCTTTTCTTGAGCGTGAGGGCTTCTCCAAAGACGGTAAGACCTATATCGTGCTCGGCGATACCTACGCAATCCGCGAAGACCTGAAAGCCGCCGGCGCAAAGTTCAGTTACAATCTCGGTTGGCACTTCCCCGAGCCGAATCCCAATTACGCAACCCGTGAGATCACCAAAGACACGATTGTCTTTCAGAATGACGAAGAGACCGTGACCGTACTTCGTGAATTGCCGAACGGCATGCTCGACTGGCCCTATGACGTTTACTATTTGCAAGAGTACGTCAAGCGCCTGCAAGAAGAGTACAAAGCGAGCCTCATGCCTGAGACTAAGTTCTTTGGTGAGCTCGGGCAGAAGGTTGAGCTTACTCTTGCACTTGATCGTCGCAGCTTCTTCGATACGCAATGGGGCTCCACTGCGATCTATGCCTTTACCGACGCCGAAGGCCATCACTTCATTTGGAAGACGGCTTCCTGGCCTGACGCTTTGACGAAGGTTAACGAGGGCGATTCCATCGTTCTCAAGGGCACGATCAAGGAGCATAACGAGTATAAAGGCTGCAAGCAGACTGTGCTCACGCGCTGCAAGATCGTGGCGTAAGTCCAGGTCGTCCGTATCGCGTCCAAAATCTGGGAGTATAAACACCAGGACCCCAGACCTAAAACGCGATACGGGCCACCCAGGAGCCCCGTAGGATAGTTTAAGGAGGAATGACTTATAGACTGCTATATTGGAATCCTTCATCGGTCCGAGTATTCCTCTCTCGTGACCTTGGACGAGCTCAAGAATCACATTGAAGACCAGAAGGAATATAACCGCAGTTTGCGGGACGACCCCACGCTTTGTAGCTGCGAGAGCCTCTATGCGAAGGTTTTTACGCTTAAGCAGTACGCCGATCGGCGGCGCAGCACAGATTTGACTCGCTTTTCGTTCTGCCCCGATTGCGGAAAGAGAATCGACTGGAAGAGCATTGCCGAGGAGTCTCGACCACCCTAAACGAAAAGACCGCCCAGGTTAAGCCTGAACGGTCAAATCGAGGGCCAGCCAGAAACCATAACGCAAGACGATAATCTCGCATTCAGGTGTTCGACCAGCGATTAAAATGGTGGAGCTGAGGGGAATCGAACCCCTGTCCGAAAGCAACTTGACTGGACTTTCTCCGGGCGCAGTTTGTTATTTGCATTCCCTCGGCCGCGCGCGAACAAACACGCTCGCGGCCTT